AATTTAGGTAGGTTTAACATTGAACTTTATATGCGTATTTGTGAGGCTAAAGCCTACAATGTTCGATTCGATGAACACAATAATATGATAAGAATATGAAAGCAAAAGAAGTTACAGCGGTTTTTGAATGGACGAATGAGTCCGTCTTATTGCAGCAAATAGAACGTTTAAAGGAATTGCTTTTACAAGGCAAGGAATACCACGAGGATGTTTACGATAAAATGAATCTACAGTTTATGCAAAAATACGAACGCACTCGTAGCTTTAAGGTAATTAATCATAACGAAATAATTATAAAATCTAAAGTATGACACCTAAACAATTTGCTATTGAATTAGTGGATAAGTTCTACATTGGACTTGGAATAAAAGATTATAGAGTAGCACGTAACTGCGCTATATTTACTTGTCACCAGCGTATTCAAGAAACGCTTACATTAACACGGATTAAGTTTTTAAAAGAAGTTATAACAGAAATTGAAAAGCTATGAGAGTTCTTATATTGTACAACCCTAAGCAAAAGATTGACTATCGTAAAATAAAGCAGTGGAAGGTTCGTGTTAACATATCAAATAATTATTACAAAAACGAAGAATATGATTAAAAAATTTTATTACGGAAGTGAACTTTCTGAAAATGAAAGCATGGAATTACAAATGACTATTACTCAATCAAATGAATTATTTATTTCAATAGAAGATGAAAATAATTACGATGGAGAATCAACTGTTTTAGATTTGGAAACAGCAAAGGAATTATTAAGGGATTTAACATTTTATGTTGAACAAATGGAAAAAAAACCTTTAGTAACTTTTAGCACTCAAAATATACAAATAACGTAAAACAATTTTTATAAGAATTTTGAGTTTGATTAAAAAATAATTTATATATTTGTAAACGTTCGGGCAGGAACTTGAAAAACATTATTCAAACGCTTTTAGATGAGTAGGACTGCCCTCCGAAAATTTAAAGGCGTTTTTTAATTTAGGGCAGTAAATATGAAAACAGGATTTATTTTACACTTAGATAGTTTATCAGTATTAGATGAACTAACAAACGAACAAGCAGGAATTTTATTTAAAGCTATTCGAGATTATAATTTAGGCAAAGAACCTGAGTTAGATTTTGCGATGCGTATGGCTTTTATTCCGTTTAAGAATCAATTTGAACGTGACTTAGAAAAGTATAATAATACTTGTGAACGTAATAGAAATAATGGTTCTAAAGGTGGTAGACCAAAGAAACCCACTGAAACCCAAGAAACCCAAGTGGTTTTTGAAAAACCCAAAAAAGCCGATAATAAGAATGATAATAAGAATGATAATGATATTAATTATCAAGCGTTGCTTGAGTTTGTGAATAAAACTTTTGATAGGAATTTTAAAGTTGTTAATGATTCAGTTAAAAAGAAATACAAGTCATTGCTTAAACAAGGTTATTCAAAGGAGCAAATTACAAACGCTATTAAAAATTGCAAGTCAAATAAATATCATATTGAAAATAATTATCAATATTGTACCCTTGAATTTTTTAGTAGAGCTGAAACAATAGACAAATATTCAGATGTTAGCGAAATAGATAATTCAAAAGTTTACACACCTAACATAATTCATGAATAATGTATAAGCGACTACAAGAAGTATCGAGCGAATTGTTTGAGATACGCAACGAATTAAACGTAAAAGGAAAGTCAATCGGTTGGGATTGGGATTTATTACCGTTCACAATTAAAGAGGGATGTACAACGTATATCGGTGCGGCTCCAGCAAGTGGTAAAACTGAATTATGGTTTGAGTTCTTAATTAACCTTTCGTGTTTACATAACTGGAATCACGTTGTATTTTCACCTGAAACTGGAAGTGCTGCAGAAATTTACGCAGAACTTTGTTATAAGTATATAGGAAAACCTTACCATAAAAACGACTTTACAATGAGTCAATCGGAACAAATACAAGCCGAGCATTTTGTAAACGAGCATTTTATTGTAATTGACCCAATAGATGAAGATTTAACGCTTGAAAAGTTTTATGACTTAGTAGATGAGATTGAACGTAAACACGAAATAACAATTCACACTACAACTATTGACCCTTGGAATGAACTAACTGAAGAATATATACATTCAGACTTAGGACGTGAGGATAAATATCTTAGCCGTATTTTAGGAATGGCGCGAAGAAACGCACGTAAAACAAATAGACATAATTGTATTATAAATCACGTAAGAGACCAAGCACCGATAACAAAAGACGGACACACTTTTTATCCTATGCCAACTGCTCGTGATTTTGCAGGTGGTCAAGTATGGTTTAGGAAAGGTTTAAGCGTTTTAATACCTTGGAGACCCCCAACTGGGTTAACAGATAATGACGGAAACATATACGAATCAAATGAAGTTCATCTGAAAGTTGCAAAGAGTAAACCAAAAGGCGTATCAAAAAACGGAACATATAAAATGTATTTAGACTTAGAAAAATATCAATATTATATGATTGATGCTTTTGGACGTAAGATTTACGCACAACGCAACCCGTTACAATCTGTAACCGTTTCAAATAGTTTTCCGGCTAAACAACTTCCTTTAATCGAACCTGACATAGTTAACGGAAAAGAATTACTTTCGTTTAGCGAAAAGATGAAACAAAACCCTTTTTGAATATTATAACAAGCAAAAACACGAATAAATGGACGAATTGAATATTATAAGTGCCAAAGTAGGAATACAAACTACTTTCTTGAAAGTTAAAATAAGTTTAGAGGAGATAAAGACGAACTACCCAAATAGAAAAGATATAATCGATTCAATGGAACGAACATTAGCAGACCTTCAAGAAATTAGTTTAGTTTATGCAACGATGGAGAAAGAATATCGAGCAGCTTTACAGCAAAACTTTAGACTTGAAAGGTTACTTCAAGAAGAGAAATTCAAAGTTCAAGATTTAAAAAGCCAATTAAATTTTAAAGATGTCACGTTGTAAGAATTGCAAAGAGAAATTTGAGCCAGTTAAATTCCTACAAAAATACTGTTTAAAAGATGAGTGTGTTCGTGTTTGGGTAGAATCCGAAAAGGCAAAGACTTGGAAAAAGACGAAAGCAAAAATGAAAAACGATTTAGAGACTGTTCAGGAACTAATAAAAGCTACTCAAATTATTTTTAACAAGTATATTAGATTACGAGATAAAGGTCAAGTTTGTATAAGCTGCCAAAAGAAACCATTAAAAGAAAACGCAGGTCATTACTTCAATGCTAACAATCATTGGAACGTTCGTTTTAATGAACTGAATGTTCACTTACAATGCGAACATTGTAACACCTATCTTTCAGGTAATTTAATTGAATATCGTAAAGGATTAATTAACAAGATAGGAGAAGAACAATTAACACTTTTGGAAGCTGAAGGTCATAAAACACGAAAGTTCACAAAGGATGAGTTAAAGGAAATAATTAACATCTATAAAAAAAAGATTAAACAATTAGAGTTATATTAAAAAGAATAATTACTTTTGCCTTAACAATTAAAACTTAAATTATGAAAACAGCATTACAAGAAGTATTTAGCGAATTAGAAAGGTTGCATCCGTCTTTATTTGACATTTATACGCAACAAGGCAGGGATTTCGTAAATAACTTTCACAAGTTTTTAGAAATGGAAAAAGAACAAATAATGGACTGTTTTAATGAAGGGTTTACCGAAGGGTGTAGATATACAACTGGATTTGAACAAACATTATGGGAAGATGATGAACATTATTATAACGAAACATTTAAATAATTATGAAAGAATTTATAAAAGATTTATTATTTACAAAAAGAAAAGATATAATTAAATTTAAAAATAGGCATATTTATAGGATTCAAGACCAAATAAATGATTTATTAAAAAGAGTTGAACAATTAGAAAGAAAAACAAAATGAGCGTAACTAATTTTGAAGAGTTTACACACGAACTTACAAGCGAAGAAATGGAAATACTGCCCGTAGTGGTGCATGGTTTCAGAAACTACAAAAAGGCGAACCCAATTAAAAGTGAATTAATAGTAACCCGATTAAATGAATATCTTTTAGCACGAGGTTATAAAATTAAAATGACTGGTGTTCGTTTGCGTAAAATGGTTAACTACATTCGAACAAATGGCATAATACCGTTAATAGCGACTTCTAACGGCTATTTTACAAGCGATTGTAAGCAAACTATCCAAGAGCAAATACAAAGTCTTCAGGAACGAGCTAACAGCATAGAACGTTGTGCAACTGGGTTAAAGAAATTTTTGTAATTTTTTTTTATTTCCATTGTTATATTAAAAAGAATAGTTATATTTGTCAAACAATTAAAATTTATATTATGAAAAAGTTATTAGAAATTCAGGCAGAATTAAAATGTCCAAAAGGAAGTTTAAACAAGTTCGGAGGCTTTAAGTATCGAAGTGCTGAGCAAATCTTAGAATCGGCAAAGCCTATCTTACTAAAACACGGAGCAACATTAATCCTTAGTGATAGTATTGAACAAGTAGGCAACA